CTACAACGGTGGTCCTTACCAGTTGGTAATCTTCCACTTCCTCATTGGTATCTCTGCATACATGGGAAGACAGTGGGAACTCTCCTACCGTTTAGGTATGAGACCATGGATCTGTGTAGCATACTCAGCTCCTGTATCTGCTGCCTTTGCTGTATTCTTAGTGTATCCATTCGGTCAGGGTTCATTCTCTGATGGTATGCCTCTAGGTATCTCAGGAACATTCAACTTCATGTTCGTATTCCAAGCAGAACATAACATATTGATGCACCCATTTCATATGGCAGGTGTAGCAGGTATGTTCGGTGGAGCATTATTCTCTGCTATGCATGGTTCATTAGTAACATCTTCTCTAATCAGAGAAACAACAGGTCTTACTTCTCAGAACTATGGTTACAAGTTTGGACAAGAAGAAGAAACATACAACATCGTGGCAGCACACGGTTACTTTGGTAGACTTATCTTCCAGTATGCTTCTTTCAACAACTCAAGAAGTCTTCACTTCTTCCTTGCTGTATTCCCAGTAGTCTGCGTTTGGTTGACTTCAATGGGTATCTGCACAATGGCATTCAACCTAAACGGTTTCAACTTCAACCAGTCTGTCGTAGACAGCAGTGGTAAAATTGTACCAACATGGGCAGATGTATTGAACAGAGCAAACTTAGGTATGGAAGTAATGCATGAAAGAAATGCACACAACTTCCCATTAGACCTAGCATGTGCTGAGTCAACTACTGTTGCACTTACTGCACCTTCAATCGGATAAATATAATTGTTCGAGATGGATCAGACCCCTTCGGGGGTCTTTTTTTATGCAAAATAATTTTCTTGTTTACCTTCTCTCGCTATGTCAGAGGTGATGCAATGCAGTCCACCATCCCAAAAATATCTGTGTCTGAAGTTTACTACGTGTGGTGTGATATTATATCTTTCAAAAGCATCAAACACTTTCTTATTGTACCCATTACATATGACATTATTTTTATCAATGACAAGCATGTTGACATCAAATACACTTTCCTCTACATATGTAACCCAATCACTCAACCATGTCTCAATATAATCTATAAGTTCATCATTATATTCTTCGCCTGGTATCCACCATTTACCTTTATTTCTTTTTTTGAGTCTCGTATATGGTTTTACTTTGATGAAACTTTCAAAAGGTAATTGCACAACTTCCCAATCAGGAAATGTATTTTTAAATGTATTAGGACTTTTCAAAGATATAATAAGACCAGGTACGACTGGGCAAAATTGACCATCAGTGTGTCCTTTTGCTGTAACAGCATGGACATTGTATTTTGGAAATAATTTTTTCCACTTAGCACTAAAAATTTCTGCGTTGAAATCATTGATTATGTTCATAGTTCCAAAAAATAAATCCTTTCCAATACGAGTGGTGTCTGCAGTGTTAACATAAGTATCATACTTGATTGGAACATTGTTTTCTTGTAAAAATTTTTGAATTGATCTAAAAGAATAAAACCTTTTATTATTTGGACACTTAAAATTTGATCCTATAGTCAGAGTTTGAGATGCAATAATTTTATCAACTAATGGTTTGAATTCAATGAATTCTTTGAGTTTCATCACTGGAATTCTCAAGGTTTTAACAACACCTTTTGGTATATTTAAAAGAAGTGATGACCTGCTGTTGTAAATTTTTCTTGTTGTATTATGATTTTCATCACGTGTTAATCTACTTTTGAGTTCATAAAATGATTCCACTGGTGACCAATTATTATTAGGGATCATACAATCAATAATATTCTTACATATATCATGAGTTTTTTTATCTCCAAATGTGCTTACAAATATTTTCTCAAACATCTCACTCATTATTTCTTCTACATCAAAGTTCTCACCATAATTATTACCTGGCATATAGAAAGTATCACCAATCATAGCAGTATAATCTCTAGGACACATTGGTGGTGGCACATTCAACACACCATCGTTTACATAAACCTCAGGGTCCTCAGATACATCAGTCCTTATGACAGTAACATTGAATTCTTCTAATTTTGATATGAGTTTTTGATAATCCTCCTCTGTTTCTGTTGCTATTCTTTTCATCACATCTCTTACCCTAGGGTTTGGTATCCTATTATAAAACTCTGGTGGATAACTTCTTCCGACTGCACAAACTTTTAATGGATCCCAATGTTGATGTACTGAAAACATCTATATAATTCAAATCTACTTATATATGGTGTCCGTTTATCAGTGTTTCGATCCACTTAAGACGTGTATTGTAGGTAGGTCATTCCCTCCTGAGTTTTATAGTTCGATTGAGAATAATAAAGTCCGTTCTTCATTAGAGAAAGTAGCAATAGAAACAGAGGAAGATTATCAAAAACTCATAAAAAAATTACATGATTTTGGAGTAGAAACAATAAGACTTGATGTGTCTGAGGATGTGAATGATTATAAAAATCACGATGGAGTATTGACCTCTCCACCACCCATGTGTCCTAGAGATTATAGTTCACAAGTGGGTGAAACTTTTTACATGCCAAGTGAAAAGTGGGGCAAGCATTTTGATATCAATAATATGTACAATAGTCTGTCAAATAATAATTATTCTAAATCAAAAGAACAAAAATATGCAGAGAGTGTCATGGGAAAATATCTTATGGACTTGATGCATCCTGGTAGACCTGTCACTCTTGAGCAAGCGAGTCAATCACTTATAAAACACGGAAGCAGTCATGAGATATGCAATTCTCCCAATAAATTTTTGATGGGAATTGATAGTGAAGAATTGGATAAGGTGGTTTTTGGGGCAGTGACTAATACAATAGGTTCAAATTACAAATTTCCTATGAATAGAAGGCACTATGCATGGGGTGGTGTTAGAAAGTGGTTAGAAGATAATAATGTTCCAATTGTTTATGATCAACATATAAACTCTGCTTGTATGTGGAGACTTGGTAAAGATTTATTTTTCAATTATGTAAACATCATAAACAAAATCAATGAAAAATCTTTCCTTAAGAAATGGAGTAAATTATTTCCTAATCATAGGGTGCATGGGGTTGACATACCTGGTCATGGTGATGGTGCAATGCACCCAGTCAAGGAGGGTCTTATCATAGCAACAAGAGATGAAAATTTTTATAAAGATTTTTATCCTAATTGGGAGATAGTAACTGTAGAGAGTGGATGGAATAAGATGAAAGGTTTTTTACAAATGAAAAATAAAAATAGAGGTAGGTGGTGGATCAAAGGTGAGGAAAATAATCAAGATCTGATCGACTACATTGATAAGTGGTTAGATCACTGGGTTATATACGCAGAAGAATCTGTTTTTGATGTAAATGTTTTACCTATTGATGAGCAAAACTGTATCGTAAATGGGTACAACAAAAAAATATTTGATGCTTTCGATAGGCATGGTGTAACACCTCATGTTGTTAACTTTAGACATAGATATTTTTGGGATGGTGGATTGCATTGTATTACTAGTGACATACATCGTGAAGGAAAAATGAAGACATTTTGGTAGGTATAAATACTTGTATGAAGAAACTATCAGACAAAAGAGTAGCGAAGCAATTAATAAAGAGAGCAAAAAAACATCCTGACATGTATAGTGCACAAGACGTAATGTATGCTAAACTAATGAGGAAGTTTATAAAACAAAATGAAACCGAGACAAAAGAAAAGTAGAACTTACTACTATTTCTGGGGTATTGCTACATTATCAGTGGTTCTAGGTCAATGGTATGTTGGTAATGGATTCCGTAGGATGGCAGAATCAAATGATGCCATATCTGCTGACATAAATTTACTTGTAGAAAGTATAATTTTAGTTCCTGACCAACCGCAATCTTTCTACGATGCACCTGACGCACAATTTTTGAAACATGATCCTTTGGAGCGAGAAATTTTACCTTTCAGATCAAGTGGTGAAGGATCTAATTACAAGGTATTCACAGGAATACTTTTTGAAGGGGGATCCCCCCAACCATGAGTGGGGACAACACTACACTGGATATCATCTGAATCCAAATACTTGGTGGCATAATAGATTTGGTGCTTCATTAGGTGGAGGTTATGTAGATAAAGATTTGTTGAAGATTTACGTACCAAAACTTAAGCAAGTTCTAAAAATTTTTGGGTTACTAGATAATAAATCAATCTATTCCTACACAAGTATATGGGGTCAACTTTATAAAAAAGATTTGAGTGCAGTCATCGACGTGCATAATCATTACTCAGGTGATACAAGAGCACTGTTATCTTGGGTTCATTTTGTAAATGTTCCTAAACAAAAGTGTTTTTATTTTTACCTAGATGGTAAGAAAATCTACCCAGAAACACAAAACAACTTTGACATTATATTTTACCCATCATATGCTCAACATGGTGTTGACAAAATGACAGAGGGTGACGATAGATTTGTTGTTGTAGGTAACATTTCAAAAATCAACTAATGAAAGCAGTTATTTGGTCTAAAGACGATTGTCAGTGGTGTGAAAGAGTCAAACAACTTTTTGCTGCCACGAATATATCTGTCACTGAATACAAATTGGACAGAGACTTTACAAAGTCACAGTTCTACCAAGAGTTTGAGGAGGGTGCTACCTTTCCACAAGTTCAACTTGATAAAAAATACATAGGTGGATGCAAAGACACACTACATTACCTACAAAATCAGAACCTGATTTAGGTTCTATAAATAAAGGAGCAGAACTATTGTTGAGTAAAACTACTCAACCACTGCCTTACTGGAGAAAACGTATGGAACAGGCAATCATTGCCTTGAGTGTCATGGTAGGAATACTTACACTCGGTCTTGGACTTACAATAGGATACCTCATTCGTTGCTATGTGCAAGAGACTACTCCTCAGTACTCCCATCCAGAAATGTTTGATGCGAATGGGAACCCATTACCCGATGAACTTCTTGCTATAAGATTCGAGGGTGATCTAAATGACAATGATGATGATTAATCATGGCAAAATTACCTAACAATCCTTTAGTCTCTGAACTATTCAGAGCAGTTCATGGTGCCAAGACTAAAGATAAAAAGATTGATTTATTGAAGGCACATAAACGTGATGATGTCAAAGCACTATTGATATGGAACTTTGATAAAGGGATTGAGAGTGCAGTTCCAGAAGGAAGTGTTCCTTACAAACCAAACGAATCACCAAAAGGAACAGAAGGTCACACCAGACTTGTTCATGAGTGGAGAACACTTTACAATTTTGTTAGAGGAGGTAACGACAAGATCTCTAACATGAGAAGAGAAACTTTACTTATACAATTACTTGAATCTTTAGAAAAAGAAGAGGCAGAGATTGTATGTTTAGTCAAAGACAAAGATCTTCAAAGTAAATACAGAATTACTAGAAACGTAGTAGAAGAGGCATATCCAGAGATACATTGGAGAGATCGGTAACATTTGATACATTATATGTTGCTAAATACTGACAGATATGTTAGCATATCCTTACGTTCATCCTTCGGGACGCAAGTAAGTCAGACTGGAACGGATCGTTCATCCTCTTAGAGGACGCATAGTTGACTGAAGGAACGGGGCAAAAATCCCTACTACTTTGGAGAAAAACAAATGGCACAAGTCACTTACCGTGGTGTCGAGTACGACACTGAAGAGTACAACGCAAAGGTGATTGAAGAATCACACAAGCGTGAACGTCACGATCTCATGTATCGTGGACTCAAGGTCAAAAGCAAGGCATTACCTTGCAGCTAAAATAAAAGGGGTTGCAAAACCCCTTTTTTTATGCTATGTTATTTTCATTGACAAATCATTATCATGAAAACACAAACAGACTTATCTGCATTTATCACAAGCATTTGGAGACCTGAGCATTGCGATCCAAAAAATTGGAAGTATATACCAAGCACATATGGTATAAAAGGTGCTCACTTAGTTGGTGAACCTCATATGATGTTAGCAAAAGATATCGATACAAGTTGGCACAATCCTGGCAGAAAAGAAAAATTTAGTCACTTTAGATCAAACCTAATCAAAGAAGATATCATCGAAAATGGTATCAACACAGAAGAAGGAAGAGTGATATATGTTGATGAAGATGGTATGAAATGTATGAATGGATTCAATAGATTCTATCTATGTAACGATAAAAAAATTGACATACGTGGATGGATGATACAACTTATGAGATATGACAATGAAATCGCTAGAATTAAGCATGCAAACAAATCTAATGTACAAAAAGTAATAGCACATAACAATCCAAAAAAAGAAGATGTAGAGGCAGCAGTGCAAGATATTGCAAGTCGTTTGAATAATCCAGACAGAGATGAGATACGGGACATCATAAATGATTTGGGAGAGCATTTGAATAAAAGACAAAGGGGTGAGATTTTACATACTCTCATGCTTGATCTTGCCATGAATAATAAAGTATCACCTGCTGTAAGATACACAGTCTATGGTGCAGAGGCAATGAAAAGTTATGCAGATAAGTGGTCTGACGGTGAAGAATGGTTCGAGGATTACTATTCTAATGAAGATGAAGAAGTCTTTAGCATTTCTATGACTAATATTCAATCAGATCAAAGTGCTTTGTTAAAATCATTGGAGAAAGCAACTCTTCAAAACAAACCTCTTCACTTATTGATATCTGTAAAACCACCAACAGGTGCGTCCACTGAAACTATCATAACAAAAAGAAAAAAAGTTTTTGAAGATTACCTTACAAAACTAGAAAACATGTTCATGACTGTAATGAAATTTCAAATTCATGATTCACATCGATATTCATTTGCATGGAATCACCCTGATTGTCAGCACAGGTTTTTACCACAAGATAATCACAATGAGTTGAGAAGTGGACTAATTGTACCACCAAAACATTGGAACAGGGGATATAATGGACAAGGATAAGTTGAAGATTATAGTTTCTGACCTTGAGTTGTTGCTCTCAGCACTCAAGGCAGAAGTTTATGCTGACACTGAGTCATATAGATACTCAGACCTAGATCCAGTGGAACTGGACTACGATGATGAGTTTGAGGGAACATGACAGCAAGACTAATAAGCATCACTCCTGATGCTGAAAAAACTATGGCATACATTGCCAGAGTATCTAATCCTGCAAATCAAGAGAACGACAACTACTCAGGTCTCTTGAAATATTGTATCAAGCACAATCATTGGTCTGTGTTTGAACAATCTACCATGACAGTAGAGATAGAGACCACACGTGCCATCGCAGCACAGATTTTAAGACACAGGTCATTTACTTATCAAGAGTTCAGTCAAAGATATGCTGACGCTAAATTACTTGAGACCATTGAACTACCAGAACTCAGAAGACAAGACAATAAGAACAGACAGAATAGTATTGATGATCTTGACCCTAAGGTGGTTGATACATTGAATAAACAAATGATTACACTCTTTAGTAGTGCATATTCTTTATACAATCAGATGCTTGAGGATGGTGTAGCGAAAGAGTGTGCGAGGATGGTGCTTCCACTATGCACACCAACCAGAATATACATGACAGGATCATGTAGATCGTGGATACACTACATAAATCTTAGATCCGCCAATGGTACACAGAAAGAACATATGTTGATTGCAAAGGCAGTCAAAAAAATATTCATTGAGCAGTTCCCTGCTGTGAGTGAGGCACTTGAATGGCAAAAATTGTCGGAATAAATTTAGCAAAAAATGGATCACTTGCCATCATAGAAGATGGAGAGATAAAACTTTACCTAGAGGAGGAACGTGTCTCAAGAGTCAAAAGAGATATCAGTGCGAAAACTCTTGCCGATAAGTATATTGATTCTAGCGTGGATGTTATTACCATATGTGATTGTTTTACAAGGTATAATAAAAAAACCCATAGAGAAAGAACCGCAGCAAAAAATATCATTCTCAAAATTGCACGAGATAGGGGTGTACGTTTTGTAGATTACAGGAACAGACATCACGAGTGTCATGCTGCCAATGCATTATACAATTCACCATTTGATGATGCTGCTGTGCTTGTGATGGATGGTAAAGGATCATGGTATGAGGGATATTGTGAGACAGAGAGTATATTTGACAACTTAGTCCCTGTATTTAAACATTACTCCACATTCTATAGTGAGGAGGAGAGTTTGTTGGAGGGTGAACCACATTGGAGAGATGATAACCTTTATAGTAACAGAACAAGTGTTGGTCAAGCGTTTAGAAGAGTGTCACGCTACTGTGGGTTTGATGAGATAGAAGCAGGTAAGACAATGGGTCTGTCTGCATATGGTCACCCTGCCACACCTGCTGATCTATTCAATGAAGAGTATGGTCACAGTTTATGCAGTACAGAATTTAGTCCACAGGGAAATAGTACAAAATATACAGGTGCACCTTTGCTTGAAGCAGATCTTGCTCTAAGATTACAAAAATCTGCAGAGAAACATGCCATATACATGGTAAAAAAAGCAATCGAACTTACAAATAAAAAAAATGTGTGTGTTTCTGGAGGTTTTTTCTTGAATTGTGTTGCAAACTATACTATACTGAAAAGTACAGACGTAAATCTGTATGTAGATCCCATCGCATATGATGGTGGTCTTGCAATCGGTTCAGCATTGCTTGAATATTATGAACATTTTTGTAACAGATCCTGATCCAATTGTATCAGCACAATCACTGCCTGATAAGCACATTGTCAAGATGCCCTTGGAAACATGTCAAATGCTTGCCATCGTAGCATCTGATAAATGGGGTCATAATTTTGGTACACTACCTAAGTTAGATGGCACACCATACAAGACAGAGAAGGGTGCATTTCGCAATCATCCCTGCACTATATGGGCACAGTCTCATTGGTCGTGGTTGATACTGCATGGACTTGCTTTATGCAATGAATATACTCATAGATACGAAAAGATACACAGTTGTCAATCGACTATAGAACATTGTGCTAAGATCTTTCCTCATCAAGAAACTAGTCCAACAGAATTTACATTCGCAGGTCCTGATGAATTTAAGTTTGACAAAAGCATCGACATATTCACTGCTTACAAACGTTATGTTGCATCTAAACCTTGGGTAGCCTATAATTACTTACGTGACCCGTCACGCAAACCTATTTGGGTATAATCATGAATCCTATTGACACAAATCGAATTGCAGTTGCTCTTGAGAGAATTGCACAAGCACTAGAGCATTTGAACATTGAACATGCTCACATAGATACAATCGATCACAATCATATTGAGAGTGACACTCCCGTTGAAGTAAACACACACGCTAAAACATGGTAAAATTATTTGCAGCATGCCCTCCTGTATACACACTACCTGGTACATGGGATGATCCTGAGAAAATAAAGAGATGTCAAGAGACATTGATACCACATCTGGAACTCGAACCTGAGACAGGTTTCTTGGTATTCGTGGCACTACTTGTTTTTGGACTAATCATCTATGGTTTTTATAAAACATTTGGTAAAGGTGGTGAAGGATTGAGAGATGAGATCAAAGAGCATGCTAGAATGCATGAACTCGGTATTGCTCATGGACATGAGGGTGGTGGTGAAAGACCTGTCATGACTCAAAAAGCACAAGAGCAAGACTATCCACAACATCATCATAATGATTGATACTCTCTACCTAGGTCCTGAATACGATCTATCACATATTGAAGGCGATACAGTGTGCTCCATGGACGTTGCAAAACTTTTGGAGCAACAAAAAATCGTTGCAATATTTCAAGGCAGATCAGAGGCAGGACCTAGGGCATTGGGTAATAGATCTATACTGTATGATCCTAGAGATCCTAACGGTAAAGATAGATTAAATATGGTAAAAAATAGAGAACCATTCAGACCATTTGCTTGTAGTATATTACTTCATCATGCTCACAATTGGTTTGATATGGGGGGTCTTACAGAGTCACCATTCATGATGTATGCTGTGGATGCACAACCACACACATATGATAAGATACCTGCTGTATTACATGTAGATAAAACATGTAGAGTGCAGACGGTCAGCATTCAAGATAACAAGAATTACTTTACTCTCATCGACTCCTTCTATCAAATAACAAAAACACCTCTACTATTCAACACCTCATTCAATTTATCAGGTGAACCATTAGTAGAGACACCAGAGGATGCTATAGAAACTTTTGAGGACAGTGCTATTGACTACCTATATTTTCCAGAGGTGCAAAAACTCAGGGGAAAATGACTTTTGAATTACAAAAATCTGGAAAAAAAATCTCGGCAAAATTTTCAGTCCTAGGGTTGAACCTATCAAACAATGGTTCTATTTGTGTGATGAGAGATGGAAAGATTGATTTTTATATTGAGTCAGAAAGGATCACGAGGAAGAAAAGAGATCACGCTATAAGATCTTTAGTAAAGTATGTGCATGATATTGATGCGATAGCCATATCAGATTCATATTGGGAGAAAGAATCCAAGAAACTTTTATCCTCACTTGACATAAGCATTATAAAAAATAAATTTCCAGACGCTACGATATATGACTATAGATCTGAACACCATAAATGTCATGCAGCATCAGCATTTTACAATTCTGGGTTCAAAGATGCGATAGCAATTGTTGTTGATGCAAATGGATCAAAAACTGATAGTGGAATAGAAATTGAAACAATATATGATTTGCCCTCATGGAAAGTGCTACACAAAAAATATTTTAATCAAGATGATGTAGGTATAGGAAAGCAGTGGCAACAAACTTGTGTGAACTATGGTTTTCATGAAGAGGATGCAGGTAAAGTGATGGGTCTAGCAGCGTATGGTAAACATGAAGCATATTATATGCAACAAAAGTGGGAGAAGAGAGCACTTGAGTTGTCTAAAATGTATGAGGGGAGGAATCTAGTGCTATCAGGTGGTTGTTTTCTTAATTGTGTTGTCAATTATAAATTACAGAAGGAATTAAATGTACGCATACGTGCTATGCCAATAGCACATGATGGTGGTACATCAATAGGAGCTGCATATCTTGCCCAGACTGAACATACTGGACATTAGTACAACTATTGGTTGCAATCTGTCATGCAAGGGTTGCAATCATTTTAGTAATTATTTTGCACCAAACAGTAAACTGGACACTGATGCATTGATAGAAGACATAGGAGTCATCTTACCGAGACTAGATATTGGTAGGGTATCTGTTATAGGTGGCGAACCATTACTCAACCCACGATGTAAAGAGATTGTAAATGCATGTAGATCACATACTAATTCTCCTGTCTATCTCTATACCAATGGTCTACTTCTCTTACAAAATGAAGAGTGGATCAAAGAAGTATTAGAAGATGAAAGGGTGTTCCTACGCATCAGTATTCATCTCAAAGAAGTGGAAGATATAATAAAGAAGTTCAATCATCCTAAGGTACTGGTGACCGAACACCACACTGGTCAGGATAGGTGGTTCAACTCAATCAAAAAGAGAGATGGTAAAGTATACCCCTACAATCAAGGAAGAATAGCAAAAAGTTATAAGGTATGTTCTTGCCCTAATACACAACTTTTCAAAGGTAAGTTGTGGAAGTGTCCCAACACTGCCTTCCTAAAAGAATTGTTGTCTGTGACTGAACAGAGTGATGCTGAAGAGTGGCAAGAATATCTTGTAGATGGACTTTCTGTGGACTGTGAAGATGATGAGTTGACAAAATTTTGTGAGCAGAGTAGACTACCTGATAAAGTATGCAACATGTGTACATCTAAACCTTTACACTTTAGTGCTGCTATCCAAGAGCGTGGTAAACGTGACGTTATCATCTCTAAATAAAACACTCGCAATAACACATGCCAACATATCCAATCAAAAATATGAAGACAGGGGAGACTAAGGAATTACTCATGTCTATGAAAGAATACGATCAATGGAGAAAGGACAATCCCGACTGGGATAAAGACTGGTCTCAAGGTGCAGCAGGGACAGTCAGTGGCACAGGAGATGTGTACAGTAGAACAGATGGTGGATGGAATGAAGTGCTGTCAAAAGTAGCACAAGTACCAGGATCAAGAGTTAAACCACAAAAAACTACACACTTCTAACATGCCACGTAAAAAGAAAATGTCAATCAGTGTTGGAACTGGTATGACTGCGAAGCAAATGAAGAGAAAGAAACCATATAATTCTGACATTATGGTTGATGTCCAACCCATCACCCCTAACCAGAAACATGCCTTTGCATCATACTCAGAGGGTAAGAACTTATTTTTATATGGTGCAGCAGGTACAGGCAAGACATTCATTACATTGTATCAAGCACTAAAAGAAGTTCTTGATCCAACCACACCATTTCAAAAAGTTGTATTGGTAAGGTCACTGGTTTCTACCAGAGAGATAGGTTTCTTACCTGGTGATCATGAGGACAAGTCAGCGTTGTATCAAATACCATATAAAAATATGGTCAAGTATATGTTTGAGTTGCCTACTGACAATGAATTTGAAATGTTGTGGGGTAATCTCAAGGCACAAGAGAGTGTAACCTTTTGGTCTACCTCATTCATCAGGGGCACAACACTTGACAACTCTATAGTTATTGTGGATGAGTCACAAAACTTGAATTTTCATGAGTTAGATAGTATAATAACAAGAGTAGGTGAAGACACCAAGATAATGTTCTGTGGTGACGTTGCACAAACTGATTTGGTAAGAACAAACGAGAAGAATGGTATCCTTGATTTTCAAAGGATTATTACTCGCATGCCTGAGTTCGATCTAATCGAATTTGGTCTTGATGATATCGTTAGGTCTGGTCTGGTCAAGAGTTACATCACCTCAAAATTAGAACTAGGTATGTAATGTTCAACCATGTAGAATGTGACCTCCCTACCTTGAGTAGGAAGACTATTGACGGAGTAAGATACTACAATGTGAATGACAGACCGATGGTGTCTATCACCTCGGTCACTTCGCATTTTAATAAACACATCTTCGTTGAGTGGAGAAAAAGAGTTGGAAATGATGAGGCAGATAGGGTAACTAAAAGAGCAACATCAAGAGGGACAAGGGTACATACTCTGATAGAGAACCATCTACTCAATAAAGAGGTGGTGTTGGATAACCCTAGTAGTAAAATATTATTTCTTCAATCTAAAAAATTGTTACAAAATATAAATAATATTTACGCTTTAGAAAAAAGTTTATACAGCAATGAATTAGGTGTTGCTGGAACTGTTGATTGCATAGCAGAATACAATGGTGAATTATCCATTATTGATTTCAAAACTGCTGCGAAACCTAAACCGAGAGAGTGGATAGAGAATTACTTTGTACAAGCAGCAGCATATGCTTGTATGTTTTAC